TCCCCACGCGCGGATTTTTTCAGGGCTGTAGAGCGCGGGGTGCGTACTTCGGAGCACAGAAATGACCAATGCTGCGAAGAAGCAGAAGATCGACTGGCCTGCCATTCAGGCTGATTTCTCAGAAGGAAGGATGTCCAACCGCGAACTGGCGGCGTGGTATTCTATCTCAGAGGGTGCAATCCGAAAGCGGGCTAAGGCCGAGGGCTGGGTACGCAGTGAGTACGCGCCACCAAAGCCTGCGCCCCTGATGCGTATTGAGCCCCGTCCGGCGATGGCTCATGAGCTTCCGACGAAAGTTGAGGAGATCGTCGGGAAGGGACGAAACCTGATCTTCCGGATGCTCGATGAACTCGATGTCACAACCTCCCGTGTGGGGGAGATGGAAGAAATTATTGACAGCGATACGGCTGGAGATCGGGACGACCGCCGCCGCCAAGCGATGCTGAAAGCCGTTTCGCTTCCCAGCCGTGCCAACAGCATCAAGGCTTTGGCTGCTGCCTTCAAAACGCTCGTGGAGTCAGGCTCCCCAGAGGGAAAGAAGGCCCAGGCCCATGAAGATGCAAAGTCGGCTGGCGTTGGGACTGAGTGGGGCGATGATCTCGGGCCGCACGCTGTAAACTGATGGCCTACCGCCCAGGCTGGAGCACAGCCGTTCCGGACTGGGAAGACAGAATCCGGGATGGTCGATCGCTTATCCCTGACGATTTGCCGCTGTTCGAGGATCAGCGGGCGAAGGCGATAAGGATATTCGACCGACTCCGCATTCCCGATGTTCACGGCCAACCGCTGAATCGGGACGCGATGCGGGATTGGCTCCGAGAGTTAGTCGGCGTGCTGTTCGGGTCTTATGATCCGGAAACGCGGGTTCGGCTGATTCAGGAACTGTTCCTGTTGGTGCCGAAGAAGAACAGCAAGTCATCTGGCGCTGCGGCGATCATGATGGTTGCGATGATTATGAACGAGCGCCCGCAGGCTGAGGCGCTGTTAATCGCGCCGACGAAGCAGATTGCGAATATCTCGTTCAGCCAGGCGGCTGGGATCATTCGGGCCGACGACGAGCTCAAGAAGAAGTTTCACATCCAGGAGCACACTCGGACGATCAAGGACCGGGTGACGAGCGCCACGCTGCAGATCAAGGCAGCCGACACCGACGCGATCACGGGAGGCAAGGCGACTTACACGCTGATCGACGAGACGCACGAGTTTGCGAAGAAGTCGAATGCGGCGGCGGTATTTGTGGAGGTGAGGGGCGCTCTGGCGGCGCGGCCGGATGGCTTCCTCATCCAGATCACCACGCAGTCGAAAGAGCCGCCAGCGGGGGTGTTCAAGCAGGAGTTGGCGCTGGCGCGTGACATTCGCGACGGCAAGATCGAACTGAACCCGGCAAGGCTCGCAGTCCTGTACGAGCTGCCGGAAGATATCCGAGAGGACTGGAGGAACGAAGCCACTTGGCGGCTGGTCAACCCGAACCTTGGACAGTCGGTAAGCATCGACTTTCTGCGGAACGAACTGACGGTCGCAGAGAGATCCGGGGCTGAGGCTTTGGCCCTGCTGGCTTCTCAGCATTTCAATGTTGAGATTGGCCTGGCGCTTCGAAACGACGCTTGGCCAGGTGTGAAGCACTGGCTTGCGGCAACCGTCCCAGAGCTTGCCTCACTGGAGGAATTGCTTCGGCGCTCAGAGGTCGCGGTTGTTGGTGTCGACGGCGGCGGGTTGGATGACTTGCTCGGGCTCGCCGTGCTTGGGCGATGCAAGGAAACCCAGAAGTGGCTGCACTGGGGCCATGCCTGGGCTCACCCGGATGTTCTGGAGCGCCGGAAAGAGATTGCCCAGACGCTAGAGGATTTCGAGAGGGCGGGTGAGCTGACGATTTGTCAGGAACCCACTCAGGACGTGGAGGGCGTGGCGGACATCGTTGAGATGGTTCGCGATGCCGAGCTTCTACCGGACCAACACGCGATTGGTGTCGATGCCGCGGGCATCACGGCCATTGTAGACGAGCTAACGCACCGTGGCTTCACCACTGAGGGCGAGAAGGCTCAAATCGTGGCAGTTCAGCAGGGCTGGCGCCTCAACAGCGCTGTGGCCGGAGTGCCGCGGAAGCTGAAGGACGGGACGTTCAAGCATGGCGGGCAAGCCCTGATGGCTTGGAGTGTTGGGAACGCCAAAGCAGAGACCCGCGGGAACAACGTCTACGTGACGAAACAAACCGCTGGGAAGGCCAAGATCGATCCGGTGATCGCGCTGTTCAACGCAGCAATGCTGATGAGCCGGAATCCAACGGCCGCGAACGCCTACAACGTGATGGCCATGATCGGCTGACCCGAAAGGGACCCAAAATGCAAGACTTCGTGATGAAGTTGGCGGCGTCGCCTGTCAGCGATGACCTCGTATTTGTCATGTCCGATGCGACGCAAGACCGCATGGGAGATGTTATCGAGCCGTCTGGCTGGGTGCTGGAATCTTTCCTTCGGAACCCGGTCGCACTCTTTTCGCACGATTCCGAGAAGCTGCCGATCGGCACTTGGAAGGATGTCCGGATCGAGGGGCGTCGGCTTGTCGGCCGTCTGGCGCTGGCTGCCAAGGGCACCTCACAGCGCATCGACGAGATTATCGCCCTGGTTCGCCAGAAGATCCTGAACGCGGTTTCAGTCGGCTTTCGGCCGCTGGAGCGTGAACCAATCCCCGGCGCCGGCTGGCGCTACAAGAAGCAAGAGCTCGTGGAATGTTCCGTCGTGAACATCCCGTGCAACCCGAACGCGCTTCGCATCGCGAAGTCGCTGAACATCTCAGACGCAACCATGAACCTAGTCTTTGGCGAGACCGCCGGGGGAGACGAGGAAGTGGTTCGTCGAGCGACTGGCAAGCCTGCCGCCAAGCCACTCTCTCCTCAGAAGGATGGACCGATGTCCAATCAGATCAGCAAGAAAATTGAGGACACGCAAACCCGCGTGGTCGCTCTCCAGGACGAACTCTCCAAGCACCTCGCCAACATCAGCGAGGAGCCGGATGACAATTTCAACACCGTGACCGAAGAGCTGAACGAGCGCATCGAAACCGCTCAGTCGACCCTGAAGGCACTGCAGGACGCCGAGAAGCGCCTTGCCAATGCTGTCACGATCGCTGCGGCAGACACCATCGAGAAGGGCGTCGATCCGCGCAAGCCATTCGCCGTTCCTGCCAAGAAGGTCGAGCCGCTGGACTATGTGTTCCGCTCGCTCACCGTCATGGTGAAGTCGCACGTCGAGCGACGTCCTCAAGAAGAGGTCATGCGCGAATGCTACGGCGAGGATGTCGTGACCCGCGCGGTTGCCGGCAGCATCACCAAGGCCGCTGTGGCTCCGGCTGACACTGCAACCCCGGCTTGGGCCGGCGCGCTGGTTCAGACGGCAATCGGCGACTTCTTCGACCTCCTTCTTCCTCAGTCGGTCTATCCGAGCCTGGCGGCAGTCGGCGGTCGGTTCGGCTTTGGTCGGAACGGCACCATCAGCCTCCCGACCCGCGATGCCACGCCGACCGTGGCCGGCAGCTTCGTCGGCGAGGGTGCGGCCATTCCGGTTCGCCGGGCTGGCTTCTCCAGCGTCACGCTGACGCCGAAGAAGATGGCAGTCATCACGACGATGACCCGCGAGATCACCGAGCGCTCAACGCCCGCGATCGAGCAGCTGCTTCGCAATGCGATCCAGGAAGACACTGCGGTTTCGATCGACAGCGTTCTTCTGGACAACGGCGCAGCAACGACCATCCGTCCTGCCGGCCTCCGCAATGGTGTGACCACTGCGGCGGGCACGTCAGGCGGCGGCATCGCTGCCGTGGTGGCGGATCTCAAAGGCATGCTCGGCTCTCTCATCACATCCACCAGCGGCAACATCCGCAATCCGGTGTGGCTGATGAATCCGGCGCAGGCGCTTGCCCTGACCCTGACCCAGAACGCTGGCGGGGAATTTCCGTTCGCGGCCGAGGTCAATCAGGGGCGCTTCCGGGGATACGGTCTCATCCAGTCGACCACGGTGCCTGCGGGCGTCGTGATCCTTCTCGACGCCGCCGACTTCTTCTCGGCGACGGGCGACGATCCGCGGTTCGACATCAGCGACCAGGCGACTCTCCACATGGAGGACACCACGCCGCTGCAGATCGGATCGACCGGAGCACCGAACACGGTGGCCGCTCCGGTACGTTCGATGTTCCAGACCGACAGTCTGGCGCTTCGGATGGTCCTGCCGATGAACTGGGCCATGCGCCGCACGGGCGTTGTGGTCGAGCGCACCGCAGTCACCTGGTAAATCAGGGGAGGGGCGGTCTTCTGGCCGCCCTTCTTTTCATCTCAATCAGAAGGAGTGCCAGTCATGGCGAAGAACGATCCCCTGGCCGACAGCCAAAAGCGCGTCGCGGCTGAAACCGCCGAGCAGCTTGCGCGCACCGAGAACGCCCGGCCTACCCCGAGCCAGGAAGAGAATGACCGTGCGAAGCTTGGCGTCGACAGCCTGTCCGAGCTGGACAACAAGGATGATGACGGCGGCGAGGAAGAGAAATCCTCCTCTGCATCTGGCTCGTCATCCTACCAGACCCGCGCTTCGACCGCGAAGAAGTCGTAAGCGCGACCGATGGGGTTCCTGTCCCGCGTACTCTCAGCTGTGGGGATCAAGTCCCATGAAGGCGAGTACCGGGAAGGGCCTTATTACCTTCCTGCGAGCGGAGGTTGGCTTCCTTCCGGAAGCGCCTGGAACTTCTGGCAGCAGGGGTACGACGTAGACGGAGGCGGAAGCTCAGCCATCGTGCAAGCTTGCGTCTCCGCATACGCTCAAACAACGGCTATGTGTCCTGGATCTCATTGGCGTGTGAAGGCTGACGGTGGGCGTGAAAGGGTGACGAACTCGGCCCTATCCCGCGTTCTCCACAAGCCGAACGCCTATCAAACACCCAGCGACTTCACTCTGAACCTGGTGAGCAAGCTTTACCGCACAGGGAATGCTTACGCGCTGGCGATCCGGAACAACCGCTTCGAGATCGCTGAGCTCCACCTGATGAACCAGGGCGAGGCGATGGTCGCTGTCACTGGCGACGTTTTCTATTCTCTCAGTGGCAACGAAGTTATCGAACGCCAGATTGGCGCTAACGCTCTCAACGGTGTGCCTGCCCGAGAAGTGCTGCATGTCAGGCTAGAGACGCCGCGGCATCCGTTGCAGGGCGAAACTCCGCTGACCGCTGCCATGCTGGATCTTGCAGCTTCCAATGCGATGGCACGACAGGCCATTTCGTTCTTTGACCGACAAGCGCGGCCATCTGGCACTCTCAACACCGATGGCCATTTGTCGGAAGAGCAGGTTGCAGCGCTGAGGGCACGCTGGAACGAGCAGTCTCGAGGCTTGAATGCTGGCGGGACACCGATCCTGACCCACGGCCTCAAATGGAACCCCATGACGGCAACGGCGAAGGATACGCAGTTCGCCGAGATCATGAAGATGACTGAGCAGAACGTGGCCCTAGCCTACCGGGTGCCGCTTCAGGTTCTGGGCATCGGCAACAACACCTATTCGACCACTGAGAGCCTGATGCAGTCCTGGATTGCTTCCGGCCTTGGTTTTTGCCTTAATCATATCGAACTCGCGTTCGACCAGCTTTTCGGGCTTTCTCCGACTGCGGACGAGGCGTCTGCCTACAAGTCCGAATATACCGAGCTCGACACCTCCATCCTTCTGCGTAGCAACTTCAAGGAACGCATGGAGGGCCTTGCGGCCGGCGTGGTGGGGGGAATCCTGTCTCCGAACGATGCTGCGGCAGAGGAGGGCCTGCCAACTCGGGGAAGTGCTGGCAGCGAACCGCGCGTTCAGATGCAGCTCGTCCCGTTGAGTTTCAATGAGAAGCCTCCTGAGCCGGTGGCCCCGCCCGCTTCAGCGGCTGCGCCAGAAGGGGAAGAAGATGCAGAGCGAGCTTTCGTCGACTTCAGTAGAGCCATCGACGCAGGCGTCGCGAAACATGCTCAAAGCCTTCACTGACGCGGCTACGGACGCCGTCGCTAAGGCGATCGCCACCGTACACCGAGAGGCAGAAAGGTCCGAGCAACTAAGGCAGGCCGAGCATCGCGCTTTCATGGCGGAACAGCGGGAAGCCATGGGATCTCTCATGCGCCGCATCGAGGAGCGCCTGGCGTCCGTAAAAGACGGCAGAGACGGAAAGGATGGAGAGCCTGGCCCGCAGGGGGAACAAGGCCCTCCGGGTGAGCGCGGAGAACAAGGCATTCCAGGCGAGCGCGGCTTGGATGGGAAGGACGGGGAGCCAGGACCCCAAGGGGAGCGTGGGGAACCAGGCCCGGCTGGCGAAAAGGGCGAGCAAGGCGAACAGGGGCTGTCAGGAGCCCGCGGAGAACAGGGAGAACCTGGTGCTCAGGGCGAGCGCGGCGAACAGGGTCCTCCGGGAGAACGGGGCGAGCCGGGCGAACGGGGCCTTGACGGCAAGGATGCCTATCCCGGTGAGGCGAAAGGCCTATTCGATCCCGAGGCTGACTATCGCGCGCTCGACGTTGTGAGTTTCAACGGTTCCGAATGGCGCGCCAAGGTCGACAACCCAGGACCTCTTCCGGGCGAAGGATGGATGCTTTCGGCCAGCAAGGGCAAGCGCGGAGAACGGGGGGAAAGGGGCGAGCGTGGTCTCCAAGGCCTTGAAGGAGGTCCCGGCCTCGGCATCCTCGAAGGCCACATCGACACGGAAGAACTCAAGCTCAAGTTCACCAAAGAGGACGGGTCTGAGCTCTCAGTCGACCTCTACGACCTTGCTACCGTTATCCGCGGCGGTTGAAACAGAAGGGTATCAGATGGCCAGTTATCCGATCTATCCAGCCACTGAAAACGGGCTGGGGAACCGCGGCGCTGTTATCGTTCCGAGCGATAGCAACATCGCTGGCGGCCCAAAGGCGATTGTTTGCCTCACCTCTGGCAACTTGACCATCGTTCCGACTGGCAACGCTGACGGTGACACGCTTACCTTTACTGGCGTCTATCCAGGGTTCGTGCCTCCGTACCGGGTTCGGCGCCTAACCGCAGCGACTGCCACGGTCGCGGCTGTGTACGACTGACTGACATGGCCGAGCCCGTGAGCGTCGAGCTCGTCAAACAACAGATCGAGTTTTTCGAGACTGACCGCGACGACCTGATTGCCCAGAAGATTACAGCCGCTCGGGAGTGGGTTGAGGACGAGACCGGGCTGATCCTGGTCCGCCGTTCCTTCACTGAGCAGCACAAGCCGTGCCACGCGGGCCATATTTACCTCTACAAGCGGCCGATCGTTTCAATCACATCGGTTAAGTACCTCGACAGCGATGGGGTGGAGCAGACGTTCGCGGACCACCATGTCATTGGCGGTCGTGTGAAGGCGCTGTCCGGTTCCTACTGGCCTTCAGCGACGGACGGCTTTGAGATCACCTATGAGGCGGGGTTGGCGGACGATGAGACACCGCGGCGACTGATTGAAGCGATGCTGGTCCTCATCGGCGGAATGTTTGCTGAGAGGGAAGGGGCTTACGACAGGTCGGAAGAGGCCGCCCGATCGCTGGTTCAGAAGCACATGCGGTATTCCGTATGAAGGCCGGCAGGTTCCGACATCGGATCACGTTCCAAAAGCCTGGGGTTACGAAAGATCCTCGTCTTGGTACCGCGGTGAAAGGCGGATGGGCGAATTACGCCGAGAACATCCCAGCTGAGGTTCAGGACATCCTCCCCAGCCGCTCGGAGCGCGTCGACCAGACGATCAACATCGCCCGACGCCCGGCGCGCATCCGTTTGCGGCGCCGAAGTGACATAACTCCAGACATGCGGATTATCTTCGGGACGCGAGTTCTGCACATCGTTGCAGGCCCTGCCGATCTAGACCGCATCGACATGGAGCTGATGGCCGAAGAGTACACGAGCGGGGAGGCGACAGCGTGAAGCTGAAAGGCGGCCCTGAGCTTCTGGCTCTCCTGGATCAAATACCGCCCAAGATCGGACGGAATGCCGTTCGTGGCGGCGGCAGGGCTGGTGCAGTAGTCGTCCGCAATGATGCGAAAAGTAGGATCAGGCGCCGCTCTGGCAGGGCAGCAAAAAGCCTGAAGGTTAGTTCGCGCATAGATGGCGATCTCGTCATCGCGAAGGTCAAGATGAAGGGGCCACATAGCTTCGTCGGGGTCTTTCTCGAGTACGGGGTTAAGCCGCACCTTATCTCAGTATCTGATGAAGATCGGCCAACCACAATGACGCGTCGCGGGGAGCGCAAGGTCGGCATTGGCACAATGAACAAGATGGTGGAGCGCGGTAGTCTCGTCATCAATGGGAAATTCGTCGGCCCATACGTCCAACACCCCGGCCACGGGGCCTTCCCGTTCATGCGTCCTGCTCTCGATGCGAAGGCCGCAGAGGCTGTTAACGCGATGGGAGAGTATATCCGGGCTCGCCTCAGCTGGGGGCAACTTCAAGCCCCAGCTGTGGCTGTGGAGCCTGACGAAGAATGAGCGGGATAGCGGTGGTGCAGCAACTTCTCGTTGCTTATGCGCCGCTCACCGCCGTTGTCCCAGCAAGCAGGATTGTCGCGGAGGATTTGCCCCTCGATATGGATCTGCCGGCTATCTCAATAGCGCAGATCAGTTCCGTCGATCGCAAGGTTCTCAAGCGTGGCGACAAGCGTCGGGTTACTGATCGTGTTGAAGTGGCGGTGCTCGCCAGAGACGCTTCCGAGCGTCTCCTTCTGGTCGGTCTCGTTCGTCGTGCTGCAGCCGATTTCATCGGAGACCTAGACGAAGTGACTGAGGTTTCCATCACCACTGACGGGCAAGGCCCCGACGTGACGATCGAGCCTCCGGGCATCCGGACACGAAGCCAGGATTTGCTCGTCTCCTACAACGAACTCGTCTGAATCCGGAGCAGTTATGCTGACAATCAAGGCCCATGGCTCCCCGGGCATGGATCTGCGTGAGCAAATGCTTCCGGAGATGCTCTCACTTGCCAAGGCAACTGGATGCAGGGTTGAAGTTTCGGCCAACGAGACACTGTTTTGGGCGCATCCGACGGATTTCCTCCCGGACCTGCAGGGCGCTTACGATCGGCTTTATCCGGATAGCAGGATTGTCGCAGTCCAGATTGCTTCCCCCGTCAATGCCAGGGGCGCTGAACCGATCACGTCCGAGAATGTAGAAGATCGGCGCAAGGCCCTGGAGCGCGAGATCAACGAAGCCATCGCCGCCCAAGAGGATTGGCCTGAGATCGGTCAAAAGGAAGCCGCGAGACAGATCGTCGATGAGATGGCTGGCGACGACTGGAACGTCACTGTCCACGCCTCCCACAGCAAGAGGCCGCAGGTCTTCGTCGGCAAGTATGTCGGCGAGTTTGGCTGAGAAACCCAAGCAAGGAGCATAAGATGAGCAAGAGTGGCGTTGCGCTGCGGCGTTTTTCGTATGGAGACAACACTGTCGCCAAGGGCGATGTGGTGAAGGGCCTTCCAGCCAATCAGTTCGCTGACTTCGAAGCAGCCGGCCTCATTCGCCCCGCCTCCAAGGACGACCTTGGCAGCGATGAACCGAAGAAGGCGTCCGACAGCAAGTAATCCCATCCCCTGATTTGCCCGCAAGGCAAAGACGCGCCCGCAATTCCGCGGGCTTTTTTGTGCAGAAAGGACCGTTCTAATGGCAGTTCGTACCTCTGCGGGCACGACCATCGGCATCTCGTCGGCGGCGCCCGCCACTTTCAACTCGGCTGGCTATACCGCGTTGACGTTCACCAACATCGGCGAAGTCACCGACCTCGGAGAGTTTGGGCGTGAATATGCGCTCGTCACTCATAACCCGGTGGCCAATCGTTCCACGGTCAAGCGGAAGGGTTCCTACAACGAGGGTGCGATCACTCTCGCCCTGGGCCTCGACACCGATGACGCAGGCCAGATCCTGCTTCGCACCGCCAGCCTGAGCGACAGCGACTATTACTTCCAGATCACGCTTCAGAACGGGGACAAGTATTTCTTCCCCGCTCAGGTGATGAGCTTCAAGATCGGGGTCGGCGGGGTGGACACCATCACCGCAGGCACCGTCACGCTCGAGATCACCAGCGCCGGCACAGCTGGCGTCGGCGTCGTGGAATCGCTCGCCGCCTAACAAACTTCCGGCACCTAGCTGGTCAACGAGTATCGGCCCGTCGCTTCTCGTGCGGTCGCGGCGGGTCGGTACACCTTTCATCCGCGCACGAAGGATAAACCCTCATGGTTGATATTACGAAGTACGCTGTCTCTGAAACCTCTACGCTGCACCTGAAGGATGCGGCCGGCAATCTTCTCTTTGAGAAGGATGCTGAGGGCAGGGACGACCCCAGCAAGCCTGTGGAGGTTGAGCTTTACGGCCCCGGCTCGAAGGAGCATGCCCAGGCGAATGCCAAGCGTTCGAGCCGCAACATCCAGCGGCTCCGCAAAAAGGGCAACATGGAACTTTCTGCCGACGACATGGCCACTGAGGGCGCCGAGTATCTGGCGGCCATCACCAAGGGCTTCAACAACCTCGAATACCCCGGCAAGACCGGCGTGGAGATGTTCAAGGCCGTCTATAGCAACCGTCAGCTGGGCTTCATCGCTGACCAAGTGCAAGAGCATATCGGCGACTGGGAAAATTTCACGAAAGGCTCGGCGACGAGCTGAGCCTGGGGGTCCGTCAGTTGGCGTGGCTCAACACTGCGCCGCGGGACGAAAAAAAGCAATCGCTTAACTCAGAGCAGGTGGCAGAACCCGTCACTAGGCTCGAGAAGATGCAGGAGGACGGCATTGTCCCTCCCATGCCGATCCTTCCTGCAACTTCCTACATCGAATGGCTCATGGATCTTGGTCCTGCGGACCCAGAAGGTGCGCCGATCGGATGGCGCACCCTCCAGGCATGGCAGGAATGCACAGGCATCCGGCTTCAGCCCTGGGAAGCAAAACTGCTTCGAAGCCTGTCAGGTGACTGGCTTGCTGAGAAGGATCGCGCGAAAAAGCCAGATTGCCCAGCGCCATGGACACACATTGTGGACAGCAACCGTGAAGCCGTTGAACATAAAATCCGTGCCGCCTTCAGCGGGTTTGCGCTGGGGCCTAAGACAGAGGGGTTGAGGCGAGGCTGACGCTGTCGCATTATGTGCCGATGCGGATGGTGTTAACAGCTCTCGCCCTTGCCCTGCTCGCAGGCTGCGGGTCTTACGAGTGCGACGACAATGGCTTGATCATAGTCGACAAAGTGAAGGGCGACCAAGCAGAAGCGGCTATCCGAAATGTCGAGCTTCTATCTCGTCGCTCCAAAGTAGACTCAGGCGAGGTCGATATCCGCTGGGTTGACCGAAAGAAGCTCGAGAAGGCCGAAGGCTGCCCCTAGCCGCTTAGCCAAAGTGTTGGATCTATCAGGCGCCTTCCCGGCGCCTTTTTTGCGCCCCGAGGAAGGAGGCTCTTGTGAAAGCTGGCAGCCTCGAGATCGAAATTTTGACGAATATTTCTCGCTTACAAAGTGAGATGGCTCAGGTCAAAAAGTCGGTCGGTGGCGCGATGGGATCTGTCACCACCGATCTGGAAAGGGCCGCATCTGCAAGCTCCCGCTTCGTGCGGGGTCAAACCGCCGTGACTGCCAGTGCTGGGCAGCAGCGCGCAGGAATGCAGCAACTCTCCTATCAGATCGGCGACGTGGCCACCCAATTCGCCTCCGGTACGCCGGCCATGCTCATCTTTGCTCAGCAGGGCAGCCAGGTGGTCCAGTCACTGTCTTTGATGCAGGGCGGTGCTAAAGGGTTCATCGGTTTCCTATCCGGACCTTGGGGCGCCACTGTGATGGGCGCAGTCACCGTGCTTGGGATGCTGATCACGAGGAAGAAGGACGCCAAGAGCGCGTCCGATGGTCTGACGACGGCGCTTCAGTATCAGAAGATGACCACGTCGGAACTGACTGCGGCGATTCACGAAAACCTGAAGGCCTCAGAGAAGGCTATCCAGAGCAGTTACGCTATGGAAAGGGCGCACCTCGCTAGCGCCGAAGCGGCACGTGTTGAGACGGTGCGAAAGCTTAATCTTGCGAAGGCAAACCTGGAGGCAGCACAATCCGCTCAGCAGGCGCACGCTGCACAAAGCCCCGGCGATCCGGGAGCGACGGGTGCTGGCGGCGCCCTAGCACTTCGCACCGGTCTCCACGAAATGGCCATCAAGCGTCTGAATACTGCGATTGGCGAGGCCGATAAGACAATCCGCCAACGCCAGATCCCGCTCATCAGGCGTGAGGTTACTGCGGCAACAGACGAGGCTGCTGCGGCGACCTTGCGTTACGACAAAGCTGAGGCCGGTCTTACCAACCGCTTCAGCGAAGGGCGGTTGAACGCCGTCAGCTATCAGCGGGAGCTTCAGAAGCTCACCGGCATCCGCGATCGCGAAGTTGAAGCCGTTAAAGAGGCCGAGAAGGCGCAAAGCCGCGCCGAAGCTGCTGCTCGTGCTGCCGACAAGAAGGCTGAGGCCAAAGCTCGCGCTGAAGCCAAGGCGGCAGAACGCAGGGCGGCTCAGGAGGCCAAGGCTGCGGCACGCATAGAGGCTCGCTTGGCTCTGGAGTCCTCCGCTGCGGAAGCAACGATTGGCGGAATAAGCCGAGTGGCAGCCGCTTACTTGGAGAGCGATGCGGCCGGAATGATTGCCGAGGCTCGTGCAAACTCAGTCGCGAACTCCATGAAGCGGGGCGCCGACATAGAGGCGGCTGCCGCGCAGGAACTCCGGAAGAATATCGTCCAGCGTGGCGAAGACGCGGCCAAACAGATAGCGGACCTTCAGGCTAGCACGCGGGCGCGTGAACTCGCGAACACCGCTGTGGCTGCTGGCACCATGACAGTCGAAGAGGCGAACGCTGCCATTCAGGACGAGATGGCGCTTAGGCCAATCGCCACCGCGCTCGCTGCTGCCCAAGCCAGGGGGTACACTGATCTAGCCGTCGAGCTGGAGCGCATTATTGGCCTGATGAAGCAGGCAAGGGTTGCCGACCGCGGCTCTGCCAATCAGCTGGCGACCCAATCTGATATCGAGAAGAACAAGCAGCAGATTGATCAGCTCAAGCTAGAAACGCAGCTTCTCGGCGTTGGCAACCGGGAACGGGCAGTCAGGCTCGCCCAACTTGCTGCCGAGCAGAAGCTCAAGTCGCGACCTGGGCTAGACCCGAACGAGCGGGCTGCATTCATCAAGTCGGAAATCGACCTCGCCAATGCCCAGGAGGACAACCGCGAGGCCGCAGACGCATTCAACGCCTCACTCGAAGCTCAACTAGGGCTGATGGAGCAGATCGACGAGCGCGCCAACATCATGGCGGACGTTCTGGAGTCTGCGTTCGGTCGTGCAGGTGCTGCCCTTGGGGATCTCCTCGTCACCTTCAGCGAATACGGGGTCAAGCAGGAGCAGATTGCGCTCGAAGAGGAGCGTCGGACCAGGGCCGCTGGCAGCAATCAGGAAGAACTCGCCCGCATAGCAATCTGGTCTGCCCGTGAAAGGACGATCGCTGAGGAGCGCTTCTACGGCGACGCGATTGGCGCGGCGAAGGGGCTCTTCAAGGAGAACAGCACCGGCTACAAAGCGATGGTCGCGCTCGAGAAGGTTCTCGCGGCCATTCGCATCGCCAACATGATAAAGGCAATTGCGGTCGACCTGGGCATGACGGCCAAGAGCGTGGCGAACGCAGGTGTCCGCGGAAGCGCAGACGCAGCTGCCGGCGCGGCCAAAATGTTCTCCTTCCTCGGGCCGTTCGCCTTCCCGGTTGTTGCCGCAATGGTTGCTCTGCTCGCGAGCATGGGCCTCAAGGGCTTGGGCGGTGGCAGCAAAGGCCCGTCCATTCCCACGGCGGAAGAGCTTCAGGAGCGGCAGGGCACCGGCTCTGTCCTCGGCGACACCAAGGCCAAGTCAAACAGCATCGAGAACTCGCTTGCCCTGATGCTCAAGAACACGAACCGCGACCTGGAATATTCCAACCAGATGGTTCGCTCGCTGCGTGCCATAGAGAGCAGCATCGGCAACCTCGCGTCTCTCATTGCCCGTCAGCTTGGCGTCGGCGGTGGGTTGGACGCTTCCAGTCTGAACCTCGGCACGGTTACGAAGGGTGGGCTCCTTGGTGGCGTCCCGGTTGTCGGCGCTCTCATCGGCGCGCTCTTCGGTAAGAAGACGATCACCCGCGAGCTCCACGACCAGGGCATTGAGTTCGATCCCGGCACCGTGGGCACCATCATCGCCAATGGGATCACTGCCGACCTCTACCAGCAGGTTCTGAAGACCTCGAAGAAGAGCGGCTTCCTCGGTCTAGGTAAGTCCACCAAGACGAGTATCGAGACGAGCACGAGCGCGGCCGACGCTGACCTGACCGGCCAAGTTGCGTTGCTCGTGGGGAGCATGCGGACTTCGATCGTCGAAGCAGCCGGCATCATTGGTGTCGAAGGCGCCGGAGCCATGCTGGACGCCTTTAACGTCAACATCGGCAAGATCTCCTTCAAGGACCTGACTGGCGAGGAGATCGAGAAGGAGCTTGCGGCGGTCTTCTCCAAGCTCGGCGACGACATGGCAGCGGCTGCTGTCGCTGGCCTGGCCGAGTTCCAGAAGGTCGGGGAAGGGCAGTTCGAAACGCTCGCCCGCTTGGCCCGTGAGTACATGACCATCGATTCTTCGCTGAAGAGCATCGGCATGAGCTTCGGCGCAGTGGGTACGGCTTCGGTCGGTGCGCGTGCGGCTCTCATCGACTTGTTTGGTGGGTTGGACGCATTCCAAGAGCAGACAAGCTTCTTCCGCGAAAACTTCCTCTCCGAAGCCGAGCAGATGGCGCCGATTATCGCCGCCGTCGGTGCCGAGATGGCGCGGCTCGGTCAGTCGGGTGTGGATACCAAAAACGAGTTCAAGAACCTTGTCCTCGGGCTCAACCTGTCCACCGAAGCCGGTCAGTCCATGTACGCATCGTTGATGAGCGTGGCGCCAGCTTTCGCCAAGACGGTGGAATATACGGCCAAGCTCAACGGCGAAATGGGCAACACCGCCAAGACTGCCGAGCAACTGGCGCAAATCGAGAAGCAGCGCCGCTCGCTGGAAATCCAGCTGATGGAGGCACAGGGCGACGCACAGGGCGCTTTGAATGCTAAGCGGGCTGATGAGCTTGCTGCGCTCGATGAGACCCTGAGAGCCCTTCAGGCGCAAGTCTGGGCGGCTCAGGATGCGGCACAGGCACAGCGGGAACTGGCAGCGGCTCAGGAAGCCTTAAGCCGGCAACGTCGGGATCTCGACATTCAGCTCATGGAAGCGCTGGGCAACAGCACGGCTGCCCTCGCTGCCCGTCGCCAGGATGAGCTTGCCGCATTGGACGCCTCCCTTCGTCCTATTCAGCAACAGATTTGGGCGGCTCTCGACAACAAGGCGGCACAGGAAGCACTCGCCGCGGCTGAGGCACAAGCGGCGCAGGTTGCGGAGGAAGCAGCTGCGGCTGTCCTGGCCCTCGCTCAGCAAAGGCGCACGCTAGAGATTGAGCTGATGGAGGCTCAGGGTCTCACCACTGAAGCCCTTACCGCACGCCGTCGCATGGAACTGGAGGCGATGGATGCCAGCCTCCACGCCTTGCAACAGCAAGTCTGGGCCGCTCAGGACGCAGCAGTCGCCAATGCGGCTCTCGCACAGGCTCAGGCTGACGCGGCGGCAAGGGCGGAAGAGATTGCACGTCGTCGAGCAATCTTGGAAATCGAGCTTCTGCGGGCAACCGGACAGGAAGTCGAAGCGGTTGCCCGTGAGCGGGCTGCCGAGCTCAGTGCATTGGATGCAAGCCTTCATGCTCTGCAGCAGAATGTCTGGGCAGCGCAGGATGCCGCTAAGGCTCAGCAGGACTACGCATCTTCAGTCGACGACGGGGCACGGGCCGCGGAGGATCTTCGCCGCGCCCGTGTGTCAATGGAGGTTCGCCTTCTCGAACTAAGCGGCAACGCAGCAGCGGCGACGGCCTTGCGTCGGCAGGAAGAGCTCGCTGCCCTGGATGCAAGTCTGAGACCGCTCCAGCAGTCCATCTGGCATTTGGAGGACATTGCTGAGGCTGCCGAACGTGTCGGTAAGGCCAGAGACGTTCTGACGGACGCTTACAAGCGCGAGAGTGGGGCGCTTCAGGATACCATCGACAAGTTCAGCGGCTTCGGGGACAGCCTCCGCAAGTTCCGCGGCACGCTCGGGGCAACGGCGGACGGTGCAGCCGACATCTATCGCCAGGCACAGGCCCGCTTCGTCGACACAAGCTCACTTGCTCGCATGGGCAACGAGAAGGCTCTGGGCGAACTGGAGAACGTTGCACAGGACTTTCTCACTGCCAGCAAGAACCAGGCGGGGTCGCTTCAGGATTATCAGCGCGATGTTGCTCGGGTCATGCGCTCGGTGGACCAGGCTATCGGCTCCACGGATGAGGCGGTAGACTATGCTCAGGCGCAGCTGGACGCGCTGGACCAGTCAGTCGCCGGCCTAATCGAAATTAACCAGAGCGTACTTTCCGTCCGCGATGCGATCGATGCGCTTGAGGCTGAAATGGCTTCCAGTGGGATCGTCCAACCGCAGGTCACGCAGGTTCCTTCGACGGCTTTCATGGCCAATAGCCAATCGGTGCAGGTGGATAACACGGCTGTCGTCAGTCAGCTTTCGAATATCGGTTCGGACGCTCGAGTTCACGCCGCCTCAATCGCCGAGATGCTGGGCAAGGTGGTTCGCTGGATTGATCGGATTGAGGGCGATGCGTTGCCCGTCAGAACCCTCGACGGTGACGTGATCGCCACTCGCGAAGTCTGGCCGTAATGAGGATTATTCGGCCGGCGACAATCAACGACGCCGCCCTGACCGCCAGCACCGTCCCGGAGACGGCTCCTGCTGCCTACGCAGGGGGAACGACCTACGCCTTGGGCGCTCGGGTGTCGGTCTTCAGCGGCACTGTGGCGACAGTCTACGAAAGCCTCCAGGCTTCGAACACCGGGCACACGCCAGCTTCTTCTCCAACATGGTGGGCGGAAGTCGGCACAACCTATTCCACTTATTCAACGGTCACCACTTACGCTCAGGGTGCCATTGTAATCGATCCCGTGGCCCATCGGGCATACGAGAGTGTACAGGCGAGCAATCTCAATCATGCACTGACGGACCCCACGTGGTGGCTGGATCTTGGCCCGACGAACCGTTGGCGCATGTTCGACCAGAGCAACAGCAGCCAGACGACTGCCGAAGAGGTGATCCAGGTCCAGCTGCTTATTCCGGGTCGTGTGAATGGCTTGGCTTTGCTCAACATCGAAGCAGAGACGGTTGATGTTGTCGCTTCGATCGGCGCCACGGAAGTCTACAACCAGAGCTTCACGATGTCGTCCTCCACCGGGATCGCCGACTGGTACGACTACTTTTTCGAGGAAATCGTTCGCAAGCCAGACCTCGTGGTCGCCGATATGCCGAACTACTCGAACATGGCGATCACGGTAACGATCTCCCGTCCTGGCGGCACAGTTCGCACCGGAGTCTTGGTTGTCGGGCAGACCAAGGACCTGGGCATGACGCTCGCTGGCATGGGTGCCGGCATCATCGATTTCAGCCGCAAAGAGACTGACGACTTCGGCAACGCGCAGCTTGTGGAGCGCGCTTTCGCAAAGCGGCTTGATGCGCGGGTGGTGGTGGAAAACTCGGCCGTCGACTCAGTCACGTCCATCCTTTCGCAGCTGCGCGCCACGCCAACCGTCTGGATCGCTGCCAGTCAGTATTCAGCCGCCACGATCTTCGGCTTCTACCGCAACTTCAGCGTGACCTTTGAATATCCGACCCAATCAATCTGCCTGCTCGAGATCGAGGGACTTACCTGATGCCCCTACCTACCGTGACGCCGCTACCGACGCCGCCTCAGCGGGGACAGGAGCCGGGAGAGTTCGTCCTGAATGCAGACACTTGGGTGGATGCCGTCACCACGTTTTCTAACCAATTGAATGTCTTCGCCCCTGCGCTTGTCTCGGAGTTTACCGCAATCGCGGTCGCAGCTGCAGCATCGAACGCGGCTGCCGCCCAGGCTGCTGAGGACGCAGCTGAGGCCGCCCGTGACCAGGCAGTAGCCGCAGCATCGTCGGTCAACGATGCCAATCTCGTCCACAAGACGGGTGCGGAGACGGTGGGAGGGTTGAAGACCTTTTCAGACGGCATCAAGATCAACAACCAAACCCTGGACGGCCTCACTGCTGCCGGCCTCGCTCTAATCGAGGCAGCTGACGCACCAGCGCAGAGAGCCCTGCTGAATGCTTCCGGCTATACCGTTGTTGCCCAGGCAACGAGCTTCACAATTGCGTCTGCCGATGCCGGCAAGATGTACGATGTCACGACAATGGCGGCGCCAATCACCGCCACGCTTCCAGCTGCAAGCTCGGTGAATGCCGAATTCTCAATCAAGATCATCAACCGCGCCTTCGACCAGAGCACGATCCGCTATGTCACTTTGACGCGGAACGGCTCGGACACCATCGACGGAACCGCAGCTAACCTCATCATCTACGGGGAGAACGTGACGCTGCGGCGCAATGCTGCCGGAACAGGATGGCTCGTTGAAAAGAGCAGGGAGGCACTTTGCTGGGACTTTGTCGCAGGCTCAACCGCAAGCGCCTTCGACTTCACCGTGCCCTTCAGCGACACGCAATTCGAAGCTTACATGATCGAATATGCGCTGACCAACGGAGGCACGCAGCAGGAACTGGCTTTCAGGCTTGGCATCGGTGGGACGGTCATCACCACCAACAGCTATAATGTCGGCCACATGTACACCAACGCGGGTGCTACACCGACCGCGATCGCCGGCACCGCGAGCTCTTTCGCGTCAGTGAGGCCGCTGTTTGCTGCTGGCGCCAGTGTGTCCGGTATCATCATGATTGAGAATGCGCGGGGAACGGGCGGGGGAATGAGCGGTCCTCGCCTCAAAGGCCGTCATGACATGGCCCACGACTCAATTGGGTTGTGGTCAGCTAATTGCTCAACAGCTGGAGCGCTCAGCTCGTTTCGCATCTTCGCAGGCAGCGCTATCGATTTCACGGCTGGGTCGCGGTTCCGGATCTTCGGCTTAAGGAAGGGCAGCTAAGATGGCCACCATCATCATCGACGGCGAGCGGCACGAAGTTGATGCCGAAGACCTCGTCCTCGTCGACCAGGCTCCTTCCGTTCCTAACTCCGTCACGCCGCGCCAGCTTAAACTCGCACTGCTCGCCTCGGGGGACCTTGACCGGATCGAAGCCTTCGTTGCGAGTCCTGCAGTGCCGCGGGACGCTCAGATCTCCTGGAACAATGCGATTGAGTATCGCCGCGACGACATGATGCTGAACAGCATGGCTGCGGTGCTCGATCCTCCGATGTCGCCCGAGCAGATCGACAACATCTTCCGAGCCGCGGCCGAGCTCTGACGCTCCCGATAATTCCAAGACTCGCACGACGAAAGGTGCAACCGATGGCTGACGCCTGCTCTTCAAACATGGTGGCTTGCTGATGATCGGCGTCGGTCTCTTCTACTGGGGCAGGCTCATGGCCGGTGGCATTGGCGCGGCACCTCCGCCGCCACCTCCTCCGCCTCCACCACCGCCCCCTCCGCCACCACCGCCCCCGCCACCGCCTCCACCGACGACCATGCTCTCGTCGGTTAATTCGGATGGCTGGTCGGCGCAGCATGACGGTACGCCTCCATCACTCAACCCCCTCACGTCTGAGACGGTCAGCCGACAAGGGTTTGACGCGACGGGCGCGGCGACGACATATTCAGAGACGCTGACGATCACGCAGCGGGTTCGGGAAGCCTACCCGAACCAGGCCACCATTACGGCCGCTCGCGTCGCTCTCTCGGATTATGTCTACGCCACCGACACGATCCTTACGGTGGCGAACAACAGCACCGAAACGAGCCCCAAGCCAGTTGCCAACTGGATCATGCCACATCGTCTGGTGGTAGGTAATACGATCGAACTTGAGGTCATTGCCGCCCATCGAAACGCCAGGTCCGGCAAGCAGGTGGCTTGCGTCGTTTTCCGCGCAACCGATGGCACGAATACCGTCACGCAGACCGTCGCCGCTACTGCCGTTTCCAATCGCGCCGGGGATCGGAATGCCGTCGTCAGCTACAAGGCCTCCCTAGACGTATCGACGCTGACTGCCGGCCTCATCACCTGCAATGCCAAGGTCTATCCCTGGATCGGTGCAGCCGCATCGGTTCTGGACAGCGCGGACAGTTCGGTCGCTCGTGAGTTCAGCCCTCGCTACTTCCTCAAGAATACGGGTGCCAAAACTCTCTACTACGTCAAGACAGCCGCGAACGGTGGCAATGACGGGACTGGTGCCGGCAGCACGAACGCTGCCACTGCTTCGGGCACGCCTTTCGCCACCATTCTTGCGGCGATCAACAAGGCGCATACCGACCTCGGGGCAACTTCCGGCGTCGACATGGCCGAGATCCGTATCGGTGATGACGGGGGGACTCCGTTCGTCCTCGGCTCCACGGCAGCCACGCGGACACAGAAGGTTGCCGCGATCACGATCACTCGCGATCCGACCGTTGCGCGTGCAAACGCCCGGGTGTCCTTCGGGGCTGCGGCGTTCAGGCCTCGCCTCGGCGGCTCGATCACCGCGCCCCTGACGAATGGCGCGCTGCGATTCCATGACGTTGGTGTCATCAGGACGGGGACGCTCAGCATTGTCGGCGAAGCAGCGCCAGCGCAACTCGAGGTCATCTTCGACGATATCACATACGACAACGGCGCTACGTCAAACGCGGCGATGTTCACGAACGCGCATGGCTATTGGTATGGCGCCACCTGTTCGAACATGGGCGCCTCTACCCTGAATGCCTCTGCCTCTTTCGAGCATCGTATTTTCCGCGGGGTGGACATCACCTTCGCCGCGCACAGTCCCGTTGAAGGCTGGCTGATAGTTGGCAGCTCGATCGAGAGGCCGAGCCAGCTTCCGCGGGGCGGACGGACTCTCACTGGGTCTATCATTGCCTTCAACCGCTTCGGAAGGATTGGCGCGGCATCCTCGCCTCTCGGCCCGGTCCAGCTTGGGTCGGACACGACAGGAACGCTCGTGGACGTGAATGGCGCGGCAGTTCTCCAGAACGTCTTCGAATGGACCTCGGCCGCAACAGGTCCAGCCATTCGCATCTCTTCGGACAATGCGATCGGCAGTAACAGCCACGTCATTCTTCACAACAACACTTTCGCGGGCTGGGGGCTCTGTGGACGCGGCAACATCTTCTACGACGAAGGCACAACGCCCCGGACCTCGAAACTCATGTCGTGCAAGGGCAACATCCACGTCGGCGTCTTCACAAAGAGCGACGTTTTCGCGCTGAACGGGGCGAGGCAGGGCAACTGGCCTTACGAGTATGGCGTCGGCTGTCAGGGGGAACTGTCACCCTTCCGCGCTGCGACGGCTCTCGGTGGTAATGAGGCTCAGGAATATCCTGGTCTTGGTGCGAAGTTCAACAACGTCAGTGAGCTGAGCTACAGCGACGGATCGACGAACTTTGATCCGAAGTTCACGACACCCGCTCACACGACCCATAACGGCTCTGCTTATGTTGCTGGCGCTGGAGGCGGCACATACACGGTGCAGAGCGGTTCGCCGGCCAAGAGCATGGTTTCGGCCGCGGTCCTGTCTCACGATCTCGCAGGTACTGCCCGGACTACCTCGAACGACACGGCAGGTGCCTACGCCTAATAGGGCGGCGGATTGTCCAACATCATGCCGAAGATGATGAACGCGACTATGGCGATGATCGCGAGCGCGGACTTCCAGTTCAGTGCCTTCATAGCCGAAGGCTGAACGGCGAACATTCTTAAAACAATACCGTAAGAGCCGGCAATTGCGTCCATTTTGGAGAAACGCGTGTTAGAATTGATTGCCCTAGCGGCGCTCTCAGCCACACCGACGACCATCCAATCCGCTCTGTCGGAAGCCAAGCCCGGCGACTCGATCACGTTGGCGCCTGGCGACTATGGAACGGTTATCATCAGAAACCGTCATTGGCCGCAGCGGGTCACGCTCAACGCTTTCGGTGCGCGGCTCAGGCTGGTCATCCAGAACTCCAGCGGGATTCACGTCAACGGAGGCACCTTCGGGCCGAGCATGGACGGTTCGGGATATGCAGCTCAGGTCCAGGCGTCGAAGGACGTGACCTTCTACAAGTCGGCATTCGTGAAGAGCAAACGCGGCCTGGTCATCGACCGTTCGCAACGGGTGAAGGTCAGCCACTCCCGCTTTTCCGGAATGATTATCGACGGGGTAAATATCGCATCGTCGCAGCATGTGACCGTCTCAAACGTCGTCTGCGACGGCTTCACGACGGGAGAAGCTCATCCCGATTGCGTGCAGGGCTGGTCCCGTCCAGGCGGGATCACCTCCGATATCCTGGTGGAAAAGGTCACTCTGAACGGCGCCGGCGTCCAGGGCATCTTCTTCGGCAATCATGTTCGCAACGGCGTCAATGACGGCGGCTACGATCGCATCGTGATCCGGAACAACTCAATCACCGGGTCCTATCCGCAGGGCATCGGCCTCTACGAGTGCCGCAACTGCGAGGTGGCGGGAAATCGTGTTGTGACGCTTCCCGGCTCCAAGCACCGGGTGAGCATCAACATCGTTGGCGGGTCGGTGAAGGCCGAGAACAACACGGTCGGCGCCAAGCCCTAGATAGCTTCGCGGGGTTCTGCTGCCCGCACACACGGACTTATGAGCGGAGGCAGGGGATGGTTCGGCTTGTTTTGCCGCTGGGCCTGCTGTTGTCCTTGGGGGCTTCAGCGCCGCCTTCAGCAATGCCCGACGTGGCAGAGGTTGGGCGGGCAGCTGCTGGCCTGCCTCAAGATCAGATCCCGCTCTACTTCCTCATGGTCGTCATCGCCATGATGATCGTGGAACGCGGCCTCGCTGCCTGGAACATGAGCAAAGAGCGCGAAAAAATGTGGGCCGTTGCCGACAAGTTCGGAGACGCTGCGGACAAGCTCGGTGAAGCAATGGGGGAGCTTAAGACCGAGTTAGCTGTGCTCCGAGCCGTCTCGGCTCGTGTGGAGAGCACGACCTATGCCGAAAGATGAAAGGGGCTTTTGGATGAGCATGAAAGCTGTCCTGAAGACGGCCTTCGGCACCGACGAGCGGATGCGCCGGGAGACGCCAACCGACCGGGCCGCAGCCGCCATCGATCGTCTTCAGTCCGTCCTAGCCGAAGAGGAAGCCGCGGTCCCTGCAAAGACCGTCGATGAAGCAATCCGCCAGCTTGTAGGTGATCGTAATGCGTGAGTTCCTGTTCTTCTTTCTCTATGGGATGCTCACCGTCACCGGGTTGTTCCTGAGTATCTTCTGGACACGTCTCGCTGCTCATCGTCTCACGGCAATAGACGGAGCTTGGCGGCACGACCGCTATTTCTGGCTCGCTGCGGCGCTCGGCTTCAACTCAATCGGCTCGGTCGTGCTCTTTGGAGCTCGGGCATGGGGCAACATCCATTACGGCCTCTCCCGCCAGCTGTTCGGATGGGAGGGGCTGGTAATCGGCTTTGGTCTAGCCGTCATTCTCGGGGCGAAAGTGATGATGGTCTGGCTTGCCGACCTAGAGCGTCCAAAGCCACGCTGGCTGTGGGGCATGGGCGCAATCACCCTTGCCTGGTCGGCCATCTGCCTCTGGCTTGCTGACATCTGAGGGGGAGGGGAAGATGAAACCACAATGGCCTGACGCCCGCGGATGGATCGGGATCGGCGTGTTCGCGATCAGCATCATGCTGCTCTGGATGATGAAGGAAGACAGGTCGCTGCGGGAAGACGAGTTCTTCCAGACGATCGCGACTGTAATCATCTCCAATGGTCTGGTCGGCGGCCTTATCGCTTGGGCCTACGCCTCAACCAAGAACGGCGGCGAACTGGCAGAGAAGAACGCCACCATCGTCCATGAGAGCGCCACAGCAACGGCAGCGCTGGCATCGAGTGCGGCGACGGGACCGCAGCAAGTCGAGGTGGTTAACCCGCCTGAGAATCCTGCCAACGTCATCGAGGCCGTCCCTCATCCTACGCCGTGGCCTGACGAAGAACTCCCCGAGTACGCCCGGTGAAAATCGACCGGGCCAAAATCTTCGCCGCGGTGAAGGTGCTGCGGAACGGGCATCCCTTCACACTGGCGGAAGTGCGGGTTCTTGACGCCGCCATTGACGAGGCTTTCAGGACAGGGGCTTCCGTCACCATTGACGGGGCGGTTGATGATCACCCGTTAAACACAAATCCCGTTGTTGTTCACGAAACGGGTGTTCGTGAGAAACAAACCGGCCTCCGCTTCGCCCAAGGCTTCTTCGACGCGCTCCGCACGAACAAGATGCTTGGGCCTTCGCTCTCCACCGACGAGGTGGATGGCTGCTCAGCAATCACCTCCGCATGTGGCGCTGCGAATTGGCCAATCAGCTGGACGGCTTATGCCCTCGCGACTGCCTACCACGAGACAGCGCACACAATGCAGCCCATCAAGGAATATGGCGGGGAAGCCTATTTCACGCGCCGCTATGGAATTGAAGGCCAGCGACCGGACAAAGCAAAGGAACTCGGTAACACCGAGCCGGGTGACGGCTGCCGGTTCTGTGGACGCGGGTTCGTCCAGATAACGGGCCGCCGAAACTATATGAAGGCGGGGCAGGCGTTAGGCATCGACCTCGTCGGCAATCCTGACCTCGCCCTGCAGCCCGATGTTGCGGCCGACATCATGGTCAAAGGCATGGAAGGTGCTTGGTTCACTGGAAAGAGCCTAGCCAATTACCTGCCGAGGGTCGGCTACGCGGGCGTCGGTCCCTTCAAGAACGCTCGCCGCATCATCAACGGCACCGACAAGGACGAGCTTATCGCTGGGTACGCCCTGGATTTCCAGAAGGCGCTCGGCGCCGGGCAGTGGGGATAGACCATGCACTTTGAACTGTATCGCCAGCTGACGCTCGGCGGCAAGAAATGGGCATGGCGTCTGCGTGCTGACAACGGCGAGATAATCGCATCAGGCGAAAGCTACAGCAGGCGCATCGATGCTGAACGCTCGATTGAGCTTGTCCAGGCATCCGGCATTGCCGAGGTGGTGGAGAAGAAGTGAACGTGATGGACATGGCTCCCGCTGCGGAGCCGGTCATCATTCTTCGCTATGCGTCGGTAGAAGCGCACGATTGGGGCTGCACCTCCCGCTTCCTCGACGGGACCAGCGTTCCCGCCGTGCCCCATCCTTGGGACCACTGCTACAGCGTGATTGCTCACAGGTGCGGCTACGGCTTCGACCAGTGGCGATACTGCATTGAGCATGAGATTGCCCACCACGTCGTAAGCGAGTTCCTGCTGGATAGGCCTAGCCCGATCCTCTGGGGCTTGGCGCACGATAAGCCAATCCCTGCCCATGAGGCCGCATACGAGGAGCTGATGGCGCAAAGCCTCCAGCGCTTCGCCCGAGCTGCTGAACGCCCCATCATCGGCGGTGTGGACTGGTCGGCAATGCGCCACCGTTTCTTGGAGGTTGTCCCATGATCTGCGGTCTATCCACAATGGCGACACGCATTGTCGTGGCCGTCGTTTTCGTCATCTGCGTGCTGGGGCTCCTTCAGGTCCAGTCCTGCCAGCGGTCGAAGCAGAAGGCCGCTGAGAGCCGCCTAGAGCGCGCCCAGGGCAAAGCGGTCGTGGAGTCCGCCAAGGATGCGATTGCCACTCAGGGAGCCGCCCAGGAGCGCGAGAGAGCATCAGACGAGCTTACCGTCCAGAATGAGAAGGAAATCCGCAATGCGACTGGCGCTGATGTGCAAATCCATCCCCACGTGTCTGTTGCTACTCTCCGCGGGCTGTGCAGGAGGGACGCATATCGTGACAGCGAGCGCTGCCGGCTGCTCGTCGCTAATCCCCGGTAGCTGGAGGGAAGGTGTCGCGCCTGTTCCCTTGCCTGCTGGCGATAGCGTGGGCGAGTGGTTATCGTTCGGGGAGGCTCAGACGGGAAAGCTCGAGGTGGCTAACGGCCGCACGAAGGACACAATTGCTCTTGTCGAGCGGTGTGAAGCAAGGGACGCCGCCGCGGCAAAGAAGGCTCGGCCGAAGTTCCTCGGTATCTTCTAACGACACAGCCGCCGATTACGGTCGAACTGCTCCAGCCTTACCGCATATCCACCGCGGTACATGGCGCAGCTCAGATCCCTCCCATCGGCCGAGCAATAGGCGGTTACTCTCTCCCAGCTGGTTCCGGTCTTCTGGCATTTGAGCGTCTTGCCAGCAGCGAGCTTCACCAGGGCCGCCCTAGCTTGATGCGGATTGCCTGGGGCGCAGACACGGCCTTGCCGGCACGCTCCCGGCATTTCAGGCGTATCGATCGCGTGCAGGCGAACGCGGGTGCCGTCAGTGCAGCGCAGAGAGTCGCCATCCGTCACGGCCGATACTGTACATAGGAACAGGGCGGCAGCGATCACTTCGGGTTCATCTCCATCCTCGGTATCCAGACGATCTCATCGCCCTCACGCATGGATACGTTCTCCAGGTCTTCTCTCATCTGATGAAGCATGGCTGTTGCTCTTGATTCATCATCAGTGGAAAAGGTGTGGAGGTCTCCATAAGTGTCTGTGCCGGTTATGTGGTACTTCTTGGGCATGGGGACTCCGATAAAGGTTGGGCGATTGGCTACGCCACCGGGCTAGTCGGGCTTCGCCCCGAGCCCTTCGGTCTCGGCCATTCGGCGACTATCCCTATCGCGGTTCGCTACATCATGGCTGAGCGAGTGGTAGATGATACCCGCCAGCGCGTACTCGTCCCATGCGCAGTTGACGGGCGACACGTTGAGGCAACCACATAGCAGCTCTGTTTGCTCCCGGTCGCTCATGAGCGCCATCCGTTCTTCAACGACGTCGAGCAAAACGCGAAGTAGCCTGCGCTCGTTCTTGGGAAGCCATCGAGGCTTGCCATCGTAACGTTCAGGCTCGAAGCGCGAGGGATCGAAGCGGGAACCGCCAAGACCCGCAGGGGCTTGGTCCGAAGGACGAGAGCCCGGTGCCCCTGGCACGCGCCCAGAAACATCGTCTATCGCGTCCATTCTATGCACTCCCTCTCATACCTAGACTCTCTTATTCCTCTATCTAAAGAGGATAAGGTACAGACCCCTGAGCTACGTGAGGCCTTGAAGAGCCTCTTACCCCACGTAACCAACAGAGCCTTCCTGGATA